TTGAAGAATGGCTAATACCCTGCTTACCCCCAGCGTCATCGGTCGTGAGGCCCTGATGCACTTGAAGAACAACACCGTCGCCTCTGCGCTCGCCTACCGCGACAACGAGACCGACTTCACTGGTGCTAAGGTTGGTGACACTATCACCATCCGTAAGCCCGCTACCCTGACCGCTAACGAGTACAACGGTTCTACCATTTCTGTTCAGAACGTGACGGAAACTGGTATTTCTTTGCAACTTGAAAAGCATTTTGACGTTTCCGTTGCCGTAACCTCTAAGCAGTGGACCCTTAGCGTTGAAGATTTCGGCAATCAGGTTGTGGCTCCCGCCATGATCGCCATCGCTGAAGGTATCGACCAGTATCTCTTGGGCAAGTACACCCAGATTTACAACTACGTCGGTACTGCTGGCGATGCCCCGGATTCCCTTGCGGACTTCGCTCAGGTTGACAAACTGATGAACGAACTGAAGGCTCCGGTTCGTGGTCGCTTCGGTATCCTGAACCCGGCTGCTAAGGCCGACGCTCTGAGTATCGACGTGTTCAGTCGCCTTGACGCTCGTGGTCAGGTTGGTCTCACCGCCCTTCAGGAAGCTCAGATGGGTCGTGTAATGGGTGCAGATTGGCACATGGACCAAAATGTCAAGACCCACACTGCGGGTACTGCTTCCGCTCTGACTGACTGGCTGACCAACGGCACTGGTGCTCTTGGCGATGATACTCTGTCCATCGACTCCGCTACTGCCGTTTCGCAGACCTTCGTGGTTGGCGATCTGATCAGCATCGCGGGCGAAGGTCAGCATGTGGTTACTGCTGCCGCTACCGCTTCTACTGGCGCTGTGGCTGCTCTGGCTATCGACCCTCCGCTCCGTGCCGCTGTGGCTGACGGTGTGGCTGTGACTGTTATCGCTTCCCATGCGGCTAACATCATCGCTGCTCCTGGCTCTATCGCTCTGGCTGCGGTCCCGCTTGCTATCCCCTATAGCAACAATCAGGCTGCTTACATCAACTACGACGGTTTCGGCATTCGTGTGGTGTCGGGCTACAGCATGGATACCAAGAGCGATACCCTGTCGTTCGACATCCTGTGCGGTGCCAAGGTTATCGACCCGCGCATCTGCGGTCGTATCCTCGGCTAAGTAATCTCAGAAGTCTGAGATGCCTGAACCCCTCTTCGGAGGGGTTCTTGTTTTCTATAAAAGAGTATGATACGCTAAGTTGGATGAAAGGTATCTATTTTATACGACATTCTGCGAAACCTATGCACATTTACATAGGGTCGTCAAAGGACTTACGCGAGCGGCTGACGGCACATTACCGTTCGTTAGCCAAAGGTAACCACCGCTGCAAGCATCTACAGAATGTATTCAGTAAGTACGGGATGGACGGCTTCGACTGCGGAGTGCTTGAGATAGTCGGAGAAGATAGAGACCTTCGTGCGGTTGAGCGCGAACATATTGACCTGTTCATAAAAGACCACGGGCGCAAGCAGTTACTCAATTCAACACTAAACACGATTTGTCCGCTTGATGATCCCGAAGTGCGTGCGGTTCAGCGCAAGGCTGCGGCGGACTACTTCGTGAACAATCCAGAGAAGCGCAAGCAAGCCTCGGAACACGCAAAGAGTCTGCTCGCACTAATGGAGACCTCCGAAGAATACGCAGACTTCAGGGAGAACCGAGCGAAACGCATGGTGGAACGCAACAGTGATCCCGAGTATTCAGCGAATCGCGTGTCCGCTCTCATAGCGGCTATGGGAAAGAAAGTTGAGTGCGTTGATACCGGAGAAGCGTTTAATTCTGGCAGCGAAGCCGCCAAATATGTTCGTGAAACTTTTGGAAAGCCGAAGGCTCATCAGAGCGCAATATCCGCGTGCTGTACTGGGAAGATTAAGTCTGCGTATAAACTGAAGTGGAGATATATTTAATGCCGATCTACGACTACACCTGCCAAACATGCAACAAGACCGCCGAAAAGATTGTAAAGAACCAAGACGAAACTGTTTTGTGTCCAGACTGCGGCGCTGAGATGAAACGCGAAGTAAGTGCCTGCGCTGGATTCGTTGTCTACGGAGGCTATCTTAACCGCTATACCTCTGGGAAGCCTCACAAGTATACGCCGTCTACCCATTGACAACCTTTAAGTATTCTGGTATAGCCGCAAAATCATCATAGGAGTTTAGTATGGCAGTCATTGAACTTTTTAAGGGCGCTGAACGAGTTATTGTTGACAAGGACTCTGAGGCCGAAACCGCTTGGCGTGGTCGCGGGTTTTCGGATGAGAAGGTTAAAGAACCTGCTTCTGGCGGAATCGCGGAACTTAAGGAGTCTGTCCTTGTTGGAGAGGTTCCTTCGGAGACTGTAATTCAGTCCGTACCCACGGAAGAACAAGCGATTGCTGAAGAACCCCGCCAGAAGCGCAAGTACACCCGCAGAAATCAGGTAGACGGAAATGAAGAATGATGCCCACGTAGTTCTAGGTTCCGCTTCTCGGTCGGGTACTACCACGAGTCAGACGTTCAATAACTACGAACATCGCGGCGCTCACGTTCTCATCGACGTGACGGTAGCCCCCGGCACGGACACCGTAACCCCGAAGATTCAGGGTTACGATCCGACGACTGACACTTACTACGACATCCTTGTAGGCTCCGCGATTGACGCCACAGGCACCACAGTTCTGAAGGTTTACCCTGGAATTGCTGCGGTAGCCAACGGCTCCGCAAGTGACTTCCTCCCTACAGCATGGCGAGTCGTAATGACTCACTCTGCGGCGACCGATTTTACCTACTCTGTTTCAGTAAACTTGGAAGTGTAAGTTGCCGAACAACTTCAACCAACTCTCCAAAGGGAACAACGCAGGGTCTACCCCTGCGTACTCTTTTGGTGAAATGACGACAGCCGGGGCGGTGACAAACAAGGTCATTTGGCCTAACGGAGTATACAAGATACCGGATGCTTCCGGTGTCACTATGTACTTAAAAAGTACGAGTGCGAACGACACGGCTGACGGGTCAGGTATCAGGGCTGTCCGCGTTCGCTACTTAGATGTCAATTTGAACGAGAAGACGGTAGTTAAAACACTCAACGGGACCGCCGATGTATCTTTCGATGAGTCGATACGCTTCGTTCAGTGTATGCACCTCATGTCTACAGGTACGAACGGTGGCGGCGCAGCGGGAGACATTACGATTTATGCTGGCGCTCAAACCTACAGCATGATCGCTACGGGCGATACCCGTTGTACGTCTTCCGCACGAATGGTTCCTGCTGGAAAGGTTTACAAAGTTCAAGGCGTGGCTGCGAGTTCTGTTAGCGGAACGTCTGCGGCGAAAGCTAAGATTCAAGTGGCGGCGACTTACATCGACGGTACAGATTTAACCGCCTACGGAACGTTCATCCCGTTCGGCGCAATGGGTGTTCAGGATGGGTCAGAGGCTCACAATCTCCCCACAGCCGCCACTTTTCCGTCCGGTACTGTTATCGGACTTCTGGCGACAGTTGACAAGGCTGCGACCATCACTGGCGCTTGGTATGGGTGGGAAGAGTCAGTAGACTAACTTAGACTAACTTAGACTATTGACAATCCTTAGAAAGCCGGTGTAAGATACCGGCTTCTTTGTATCTGAAGGGTTTAGGATGGCCGGTAACACCCCCGAGGGGAAAGTTAAGACCCTGATTTCCAAGTGGCTCAAGGAACGGGACATTCCCTATTGGATGGTGATCCCGAACGCAATGGGGAGATCCAACGGGATGAGCGATTATGTTTGCATCCTCCCTAACGGAAAATGGCTCGCCATAGAGGCAAAATCCGCTGGCAAGAAGTCCAACGTCACCGCGAATCAACAGAAGTTCCTCGACACGGTTAACGCGAAAGGCGGTCTCGCTGTAGTTGTTGACTCGCAGGAAGACCTTGATGCTCTCGGCGTCTCGATTGCTTACATGATAGATGGTGTTCCGTGAAGAATAGTATCGTCCCAATGGAGACTTGGAGTGCGTTGCTCCCACTCTCTATCGCAGAGCACGAGGCTGCTGTAGGAACGCCTCTCTACACCATCCAAGAAATCTGCGACCACTTCGGTATCACCGAAGAAACCCTTGGGCGATACAAGCAGCAGCCTGCGTTCCGTGCGGAGGTACGCGCTGCTCTATTGGAGTTGAAGGACTCCAATAGTATCGTAAGGAAGAAAGCGAAGGCACAGTTCGAGTCGTACTTAGACAAACTCATTCCGAAATTTTTGCACGACGAAGATTTTCCACCCTCAGAAAAAGTAAAATTGTTACAGTTCTTGGCTAAGACTGCCCGCCTGATCGACGACCCTGCTGAGAAGTTGAAGATCGAACAGGAAGCCTCCGCAAAGAACCAGCAGCAACAGCAGCCCCCTTCGCTCAACCTAACACTCCAAGTCACCCAAGCGCCCGCGAGTCCTCCGCAGGGCATGACGATCATCTACCAAGAACCTGAGAAGGTGGTAAATTGAATAAGGAAATCCTAGAACTTATCCCCTTCTGCGAAACAAAGTCTCAGGAGCGGTATGTCCGCGCCTATGCTCAGCACGGTTCGTATGCTAAGGTGGCGTCTGCGCTGAACGTCAACAAGCGAAACGTAGAGCGAGCTTTTGAGCGTATCCGCAAACTCGCGGCGGTTAAAGGTCACTCACCGGAACACAAGATGGTTCACACGGTTCCCGATCCGTTCTTGGTTCGCGGAGTTAGTACCTATTTCGATAAAAACGGGCAGGCGGCAGGACAGTGGGTAAAAAGTCGCCTCGATGACGACAAGTTTCAAGAACTCCTCAAGGAAGCCGCTTCGGCATTCTCAGAGGGCATCAAGCGCGAGCGTCCCGTTCCGCCTCCGAAGCATACTCTAAGTAATCTACTCAATACCTACGTCATCACAGACTATCATCTCGGTATGAAGGCGTGGGGCGAGGAGACGGGTGGCGAGGACTGGGATATCAAGATCGCAGAAGACCTCTTGGTGCGTTGGTTCGCCACGGCCATTCAACAGTCGCCTGATGCGGAGACAGGGCTGTTAGCAATCTTGGGTGACTTCCTACACTGGGACGGGCTTGAGGCGGTAACTCCGATGAGCGGGCACGTTCTTGACGCGGATACTAGGTTTCAGTTGGTCGTGCGTGTTGCCATTCGTTCTCTGCGCCGTATCATCTCGACGCTCCTACAAAAACATAAGCAAGTCAACGTCATCATAGCGGAGGGTAATCACGATCAAGCCTCGTCTGTGTGGCTTCGGGAAATGCTGGTCGCTTTGTACGACAACGAGCCCCGTGTTTCCATAGACCAGTCCCCCGATCCTTACTACTGCTACGAACACGGGCTGACGGCGGTAATGGTTCATCACGGGCACCTAAAGAAATTTGACGGCGTTGAAGAGGTGTTTGTATCCAAGTATCGTCAAATCTTTGGAAGAACGAAGTTTGTTTACGGGCATTTGGGTCATTATCACCACAATCGCGTAAAAGAGTCGAGCCTGATGACGGTTGAGCAACACCGCACTTTGGCTTCCCCCGACGCCTACAGTTCCCGTGGTGGTTGGTTGTCCGGTCGTGATGCGAAGGTAATTACTTACCACAAGCAGTTTGGTGAAATCGGGCGCGTGTCTATCAGTCCTGAGATGGTGAAATGATAGCCTTTGATGTTAGGAAAATCTCGTCAAAGGTTGGAAAAGAATTTGTAATAGAACACCACTATTCTCATGGTATTCATAACGGACCAATGTGCTACGGGCTATTTGATGGAGAGAGATTGATTGGTGTCTGCGCATTCGCCACGCCATGCTCCGAGAATGTACGAGCAAGCGTGTTCGGGGGCGAGTACAAGAATTTTGTTACGGAGTTGCACCGACTCGTCTTGATTGACGAAACTCCTAAGAACTCTGAATCGTATTTCATTTCTAGGGCGCTTAAACTTCTAAAGAAAGACAAACCAGAAATACATGCGGTTGTATCCTTCGCGGATCAGACAGAAGGGCACGTAGGGACGATATATAAAGCAACGAACGCTGTATATACCGGCACTTCAGGGAAGGCTACTTTCTACAGAGACCAAACCGGGCGATTGCGCCACCCTCGACAGAACGGGAGAAATATTACAAAGAAGGAAGCGGAGAAACTTGGTTGGGTTTCGGAAGGACGTTTCGGTAAACATAGATACGTGTATTTTCTTCCGAGCAGAACGGTTAATCTAAGAAAACTTACCGACTTGTTTCGTCTCAGTTCTCTT